AGTTTAGCGGCAGCTGTCTCGATAGCCTTTAATACGGCGGCTTGAGTTTTACCCTGATCCTCTGCCCACGCTCTAAAGATTGCGCGGCCTCGCATCTTGGTACTAGCTCGCCCGGCTTGGCCCTCTTGCCTTACGTAAGCGTTTACAATTTGCCCGGTGCTATTTATTGCATCTATAAATTGGTTGCCAGCATTAGGGTTATTGGAGAGCGATTGGTTTTTGCTACCGGATCTAATTTGTTTACCAAAATTTTTATGTCCCGGTAAAACGACCGTAGCTAATGGAGCCTGTGATCTGCCCTGAGGGTTTTTACGTCCAGCTGTCTCATAGATAGCACCGGCGGCACTTTTATTAAATATGCGAGCAAGTGATCTAAAACCGCGGCTATTAACCTTGGATGGCGTAGCTTTGTAACCGATACCTCTACGCGCCTCAGAGGCGCTATAGGTAGGGAAATACCCGCCACCGGAGCCCCAGCCGCTAAGCGGAGGGGTAGCCGGTATAAAGCCGCGAGCCTTAACGGTTATTACTCGTAAGATACCGGCTAACTCTTTTTGAGTTTCTTTAGCTAGATCAGGGGAAAATTTGCGTAGAGCTTTGCGTAACTCAATAGCGCCTTTTACGCTTGCTGGCATCCTCTACCTCCCTAGCCTCATCCTTTAGCCCCTGCAATAAAGCATCGAGCATATTTTTATCAAGATCCAAAAGCGCTTGCGGCGGGAGTCCTAGCCTTATGCTCAGGCGAGCAATTAGGTAAGTGAAAGGGAGATCCCGCTTTAAGCTAAAGGGTCGGAGTCCTCAACAGTTACGCTTTTTAACGTATCTATAAAGGCCTCACCAAATGGTTTTGGTGCTTCACCCGCACGCTTTGTAATTTCCCAAGCCAAGTAGTAGACCATCGATTGCTTTTCTTCCTCGCGGAAAGCACGATGAAATCCGATCTTGTAATATTGCTCAAAGGCATACTCCACGCTAGGCGTGATCTCTCCTACAAGCTCGGATCCATCATTACGTACGATCTTTAATTTAGCCATTTTTTGCCCCTTAGTTAGTTAGTTGGATTTACCAAGTACCGCTAGTTGCGACTACTGTTTTTGAGTTACAAGTAAATGTAATATCGATCATGGCTTCGTCAGCTACGGCGCCGTTAATCGGAGTCAAATTGTCCACCAAAATCGTGCCGGTGTATAAAACGTTGGTAGCTGACACGGCAGTTGTATAATCTTGGATTGCCTTAAATGCCACGGTTGTACCGTATGCAGCTTGTAGCGTTGCCAAGATAGATCCTGCGGCTGTGTCGTTAAGTAGTGTTACGGTGATCGTGTCAGCTGATAGCCCAGTTACGAATTTATGAGCTGTATCGCCCATCGCTGTAACCTCGAGCTGGTCGGCCTGTTGAGTCAGAGTAAAATTTGTTACGTGATCTGTGAAATCTACAGGTGTAGCGCCGACCTTAAAGCCGACCTTATTATTTAGAAAAATTGCCACGATTATTCCTCGTCTTTCTTGGCTGTTGGTTTAGGTGTTGGTGTTTCGACTTGACCTATCTTTTTCAGAAAAGCCAAATCCTCAGGTGTTAGGTCAGACATTGTTAGCTCCAGCTCGTTAGGGTTGATATAGAGAAATCAGCGGTTAAAAGGGATCCACTCTGTACCTCTAATACAGATGGAGCACTCATAGCGCCAACATTCATTTTTATACTTGAGGCGCATAGCTTGTTAAATACAGCTACGGCCATAGTTTCGATACCGTTAAGGTTTCCCTCATTAGAAAATAACGGTACGGTCATAATAATTTTTAGGTTAGCCATAGGCGAGATTGCCGCATATGTGTTATTGCTCGGAGTGATGTAATTGTCTGCCGGAGCCACGATAACGCTATTAGCCGTAATTGTGGCCGGCGGAAAGCTATAAGTATTCCAAACGTTAGGGTTAGCAAGAGCGGCAGCTAGTGAGGCTCTTAGCGTGGTGATCGCTGTAGGCATTATCCGACCATACTCCCCGGATTTTGGTAGCCCGAGATGAGCCCGCGGATTTTGCCGATCATGCTGTTACCCATCCTGTATGGGCTCGGGCTAAATCCGTCTACCGATACGCCGCCGGTCTGTGAGACTTGGCGAGCTTGGAAAATATCTACCGCCAAGATCATCGCGGCCTCGCGGATTGCTGGGGTAGTTGCATAAGAGTTAGTTTTTGTATCGGCTCCTACAGCTGATCCATAAGGGAGCACGCGAGTAAAATTAGCGTTAGCGGCCACTTTAGTAAATTGGATAAAACTGTATCCCTTAGGCCAGTTAAAGGCATATGTATTAAACGCTATAGATGGAAATTGGGAGGTAGTGCCGGCTGTCCAAGGGATCGTACCGGTGATCGTGTAGGTGCCGTTAAAGGTTGAGCCGCATCCACTCAAGGTTACAGAGTCTCCGGTGCTAAAGATTGCAGGGTTAGCGACCATCACGGTAGCAACATTGTTTTGTAGAGTTGTGCCCACTACTGGAGCAGAGTCAAACCATAAAAATTGGTTGAGTAAATCTTGTGCAGCTTGGCAACACGTCTCGACAATATCGGACGAGTATAGGTTTTCGATACCGAGGTTAGCTCTTAACTCGGCTTCGGTTACGTATGTCGCTGGCACTTATTTACTCCTTTACTTAATAGGGCCGGTAGGGCTCAAAGGGCTAAGAGCCCTACCGACTATTAGGGTTATTGCTTAGGTAAAGTTGTAGCGGATAATTCCCTTAGGCATCTTGGCGATTGTTGCCATGTAGCCATAGATCGCTACCTGTACCTGTAGGTTAGATACAACGTTTACGCTCATGTAAGCCTGTGGGCTCTGATAAACAGTAAATGCCTCAGGTGCAAGAATAATTGCAGAGTCATCTACTACTGTAGTTGCTGCAAAATTCTTATCAACGTATAGATCAAGTCCTAGCACGTTACCGCGGATTGACCCCGGCTGCACTAGACCGCCTGCGTTCATTGGCTGAGATGCTGAGTAAATTGGACGGCCTGTTGAGTCAGTAGCGCCAGTTAGTAGCTGCCATTGTGCGCCGTTAGCGATGTAGTTATTAGCAAAGTAACCTGTAGCCTCATAAACAAGGCGAGCAGCTTCCGATGCGTAACCGATAATACCTGCGGATGTAGCTGGCTGAGCCGTTGTAGCAACGGTGCCAGCTGTGATAAGTGCAGCGTTTACAGTTGTATCAAGTGTCTTTAGGTAAGCGTTTTGTAGCTGATTAGTTAGCTCGCTAAAGAAATTACCGTCACCATATCCACGCTCTAAAAGCTCGATGCTGATCGTATTCATACCAGAATACTTAGCTACGGTGCCAGTTAAATAAGCTGTTTCCATCCCGGTATTTTGTACCGCTCCGGCTTCAGCTTCAACAGTTACAACAGGCGCTACGCCTGTACCCCCTCCGGCTGAGGTCACGAGTGACGGCACGTTGATCGTCATACCGTTAGCCGGCAAAGTACCGCGTGAGCACGCATCAATAGATGGAGTGCCAAAACGTGTATTGGTTGGGAATTCAGATAGGTATTGAGTCGGATTAAAACCCGGGTTAGTTGAGAAAGAGTCATCGGCGGCTGTTACGTACAGCTTTGAGTCCTCGTTGCCTAGTGCTGCCTTAATTTTGTGCTCTGTGTAAGCACCCATTGAAACGATTGGTGTACGGACTCGCTGGGAGTCTAATACGGATGGACGGATAATTTGGCGAGATGCCTCAAGAGGGGCAGCCTCGGCCGGTGCTTCAGCCGGAATATCCGGCGTATTTTCTGGGGCTGTCGTCATGACATCCTCGCTTTCGGTTTCGGTTTCGATCTCTACGATTGTCGTATTGATCGTTGTGGTTTTAGTGCTTGTGCTTGTAGCTGCTTCGAGTGCTGCTCGAGCCGCTGCAATATCAGTTACGGATGCACTACTAAAGGCAGCGCTCTCTACGAGCGATACCTCTTTCAGGACGGCAGCCGTTACCAACAGGTAATCACCCATCGGCTTAGAGGCCGTAACATCGACCCCTACGGATAAGCCAGACACGAGATTTTCCTGAGCTAATACGAGCGCATCTTGTCCTCGAGAGCTGCTCGATAACTTAAAGGATCCGTATACGCCCTCTGTAGAGTCGCTAAAACTAATCGCACGACCTACCGGCTTATCCTGTTGGTGTTGAGATAGTAATTTTATTTTTGTTGGATCTGGAATAGCGATAGATCCTCGCTCGAATACAACAGCGCCGGCAGAGGTATAACCGACCTCGCCATATGGAGCGATAAGCCCCGAGACGATGCGGCGCTCTGTGTCGGCTGCCTGTATCTCTTGATTAAACGTTAGTAGCACTTGCATCTCCTAGCGGTGTTAGTTGCTCCATTTGTCTAGCTTGATTAACGTCAATTAAATCTAGGTTTAACATTTTTTCAATAATATCTAAACGCTCTCTAGCATCGGCACGTAAAAACGACTCGTCTACGGCAAAGCGCACTTGATTTTGTGAGTTAGTAATATCGTTCATTGAGAGACGATCCTCGATTGCACAAATATATGGCTGTAGTGAGTACGCCATAAATTCCTTACGGCCGTCTAAAATATTTTGGTATGTCATGCTGTTATTCATATCGGCAGAAATATAATAGGCGGGTACGTTCATGGCGCGAGCGATTTCAGTAGCTAAATATTGAGATGCCTCGTTGTACATCATATCTTTAGGACTAAATCCGATATTTTCTACGCTAAGAGTGCTAGTTAAATACGCCGTTGATCGTGAGGCTCTACTTGCTTTCCATGAGGCTAGTAAACCTTGCACTTGAGACTCTGGTAGATCAGCGCCGTTATTTTTTAATACAGTTGTAGCCATTGGTGTAGCAGCGCTAACAGCGGCAGCTCTTTGTATATCAAAAGCCGCTTTAATAGTTACTCCAGCTGTATCTAATACGCCTGGAGTTAAACCTTGGAAAGTAACAAGAGATCCGATACCGCCCATTGGTACCTTAATACCATCGACAAAATAATCTTCGATCTCTGTACCAAATTTATTTGTAGTGTAAGTAACGCGATTATTTGCTACCCACTCAAAGCCTGAGGGACGGCCATCGTCTGCATACAAAGATGTTACGCGCCAATAAGCACATCCGTAAAAAATTAAACTATCAACAGTTGCAGCGATAGTAACGCTGCGCGGTTGGCGTAAATCCGGTTGCTCTAACCAAATCGGAGATCCTAATTTTTCGCCTGTTGATTTTTTGTAAAGTGCTAGATCAATACCGGAGATAACTCCAGCTATTAAATTACGGCAGCGGCTAACACTTGCTACCTGTAAAGCAAAATTGCGATCTATACCGCTCGTGTTATATCCATAAGTAGAGCCGGTGTTGTAAGAGCCATAGCCGTAAGTAGTGCTCATTACGGCGGGTGCATATTGAGCCTCGATAGTCGGCTTTTCAGCTGACTTAAACCCTAGAGTTTGGAGTATTCCCATGAGAGGGATTTTCTCAAAATGTCAAGGATAAAATCAGGTAATAGGCGGCGTGTCTCTATACGTAAACTTTAGCCTCACCCATGGGCTGAGTGAGTATATGGACGATAAAAGATAAATTTATAGCTATGTCTACCGGGCCGGCTGATTTTCTCCGGATGATGCGCCACGATGAGTCTGACTCCTTAGCTGCACAATTAGCCATATGACTAACAAGCTGATCCTGCCCCGAGTGGACAAGCCTCTTATTGGCCAGCGCCTCATAGAGATCCCCTGATGCCTGATATCCCTTTTGCCCGGATATGTCTGTAATCTGGATGCCGTTAGACTCGAGGCGTTTAGCGATAGAGGCGGTTGTGTATTTGTCGTAAGCCACTTGTCGCGGATAATAAATTTTGGCCCATTTAGCGATCGCATTAGCTACAAATAACTCATCGATAGATACGTCCGAGTGAAATATCTCTAGTACGGCCACACCGATACGGCCGTCCTCGAGGACTTGGCCCATGCAAAGCGAGCCATCTCTACGGCTGGGGCTAACGTCAAAAGCAAAAACGGTAAGAGGGCCGACCGACAATTTTAGATCCTTATCGCTGGCATCCTC